GCAAACACAGAAACTTGGAATGGATCTTCTTGGACAGAAACTACAGATATGAATACTGCTAGAAGAAATAATGATGGTTCTGGAACTAGTTCTTCATCTGCAATATATGCAGGAGGATTTGCTACAGCAGGATCAGCTCTTACGGAAACTTGGGATGGAACGACTTGGACTGAAACTGCAGATTTAAGTGTAGCAAGATATGGAACAGATTCTTCAGGCACTGCAACAAGTGCTTTAGCAGCTGGTGGATATTCACAGCCCGCTAGTACTGAAGTTGCAAACGTAGAAGAATTTGCAGCAAATGCACCTGTTGGAGCATGGGCAACTGGTGGAAGTTTAAATCAAAGTAGATATGGAATGATGGCCTCTGGAACCGTTACAGCTAGTATTGCTTTCGGAGGTAGAATATCTCCACCAAATGCATACTCTGCTTTAAACGAACAATATGATGGAACAAGTTGGACCGAAGTTGGAGATTTAAATACTGCAAGAGGTTTTGCAGGATCTACTACAGGCCCATACACAGCAGTTTTAGGGTTTGGAGGAAACAGTGGTTCAAATCAATCAATAAATGAACAATGGAATGGTTCAGCTTGGACAGAAACTACAGATATGAACACTGCTAAATCAAACCTAGCTGGTTGTGGAACAACAACTGCTGCACTCGCTACTGGAGGAACTTCAAATACTAATGAATCTTGGAATGGTTCTGCCTGGACCGAAGTTAATGATTTAAACACTGCAAGAAATGGAATAGGACCTAATTCTGCGGGAACATCTACAGCCACTCTTATTTCAGGGGGAGAACAACCAACTAACCCTTACGGTTTATATGATAACACAGAGCTGTGGAATGGAACAAGTTGGACTGAAGTAAACGATATGAATACAGCCAGACATCAACTTGGTCGAGCAGGTTTATCAACATTAGCATTAGCATTTGGAGGAGCACCTAATCCAACAGCAGCAGGAAAAACGGAAGATTGGAATGGAGCATCTTGGTCAGAGGTTGCAGACATGTCTACAACCAGGGGTTATCCAGCAAGTTCAGGTTCATCAACAGCAGCTCTTGCTACAGGAGGAACTATTCCACCCGGAGCAAGTTCAACAGCAACAGAAGAATGGAGTGGAAGTTCAGACATAATTAAGGTATTAACAGATTAAGGAGGAAACTATGACAAAAACATATCAATACTGTGTAGCAGAAAACTGGGGTAAAGGATTTATCGATCATGATGAATCTTCTAGAATTACTTTTAAAAGTTTTCCAGGTAATATATGGCAAGTTCCCGCATATAACAAAACAGCTAATCTTTGGATAGCAAAAGTAGCTGGCGTAATCAAAACAAAAGATGAAGCGCAAGCAATTGTTAGTGCGATAATAACTGATAATCAAAACTCTTGGGATGCTAATAACGTCGATGGCGAAACAGCAGAAGAAAAAGTATTGAGAATCGGCGACAGACCTGCTGATATTATATTGGAGGAATAAAAATTTAAATGTCTACTTACGAAGAAATTAAAGGAATGAAAGTTCGTGAATATACCACGAATCCTGATGACCCTCTTGAAGGGCAGTTGTGGTATAATCAAACGGACAGCGTTGCAAAATATGAAGCACTTGTTACAACTGCTGCTTTTAGCACAGGCACAGCTTATAATAGTGCAAGAGCTTCTGGGGCTAGTTCTGGAACTAGAACTAGTGCTTTAATTTCAGGAGGTGCGCCTGGTGCTGGAGGGGGCACAAACCATTCAGCGGCCACTGAATCTTGGAACGGATCCTCATGGACAGAAGTGGCAGATTTAAACCAACGTAGAAACGCAATTAAAGGAGTTGGTCCAAATAATACTGCAGCTTTAAGTTGGGGTGGAGGAGCACCTGGATTACCAATAGGAGATAACGCTGGTGTATTAGTAGAATCTTGGAACGGATCTTCGTGGACAGAAGTAGCAGACTTAAGTCAAAATAAACAACAAACAGGATATGTAGGCACTTACACGGACGCTTTATGTGTAGGAGGAAATAACCCTGGTATAGCTCAAAATGAAAAATGGAATGGATCTTCGTGGACAGAATTAGCAGATTTAAATCAGGCTAGAGGTAAATTAGGTACAGCTGGAACTGCTAGCACTTCAGGATTAGCTTATGGTGGATTTATATCACCAAGTCCACCCGAATATTGGACAGAAGTAACAGAAGTTTGGAATGGATCAGCTTGGACTGAGGTAGCAGATTTAAATCAAAAAAGATCAGGTGTAGGTTCGGCAGGAAGTGCCACAGCAGCGTTAGCAATTGGTGGAAGATATGATGGAAATCCAGTTAACGCAATTACAGAAAATTGGAATGGAAGTTCTTGGACAGAAATTGCAGACTTAGGAACAGGAAGATATGGTCCTTTTTCTGCACAAGCTGGACCTTCTACATTTGCGTCAGCGATAGGAGGTGCGGTAGGTCCTCTTGATTCAATGACAACAGCAGTTGAAGATTTTAATGGAGTTGGTGCGGTATTAACTAAAACAATAAGCACAGATTAATTATGGCAAATTATAAAGACATTATAGGAATAGGAATTAGAAAAGTATCATCGGATCCACCAAGTCCTACAAATGGACAGATGTGGTACAACACTACGACTAAAATTATAAAAGGATTTAAGGAAAATCCTGCAGGAGCTTGGGCTGCTGGTGGTAATGTAAATACAGCAAGATATGTTTCAGGAGGATCAGGAACACAAACAGCTGGATTAATGATAGCCGGAGCAACGGCTCCACCAAATGTTAAAAGAGCATACACAGAATCTTATAATGGAACAAGTTGGACTGAAGTTAACGATTTAAACACTGCAAGGTTTTTAGTGGCTGCAGCAGGGGGACCTGCTGGACAAACAGCATCTTTAGCAATAGGAGGAGGTGCTGATCCTGGAAATTTAGCAATAGTTGAAAGTTGGAATGGAAGTAGTTGGACTGAGGTTGGAGATTTAAACACTGCAAGACAGCAAGGTTCAGGTGCGGGCACTTCAACAGCTGCAATTACTTTTGGTGGTTATGCTAGTTTTCCATCACCTGAAGATAAAACAGAGTCTTGGAATGGATCCGCATGGACTGAAGTAAATGATTTAAATACTGCAAGATTATATGGAGCTAGTTCAGGAACCTCTACATCAGCATTATATTTTGGTGGTGATGATGGAGCTACACCAACTGTATTAGCGGTAACTGAAAGTTGGGATGGAACTTCTTGGACTGAAGTTGGAGATTTAAATGAAGCTAGATCACTAGTATCAGGTGGAGGAACAACAAATACATCTGCTTTAGCTTTTGGAGGATATCCAGGTAGTGGAAGAACGGGTAAGACCGAATCTTATGATGGTTCTTCTTGGACAGAATTAACTGATTTAAGCACTGCAAGAGGTAGAATGTCTAATGGACCTATGGGAACAAAAAGTTTATCACTCGCAGTTAGTGGTCATCCACCATCAATGCCATTAAGTTCTGCAACAGAGGAATGGTCAACAATTAATACGGTAACATTTACCACTTCTTAACACTTGATATAGTCTATAGAAAGTGTATAAGAAAGATAAGAAGGATATAAAGATATGAAAAAAGATGTAAGAGAAGTAATACAAGGCGAAGAGCCTCATTTAAATAATTTATTAACACAAGAAGATTTGTCTTCGTTTAAAGGCATGGTGGACGAGCTTCGTGACACATGGACCAAGAAACAAATGTTTCGAACAGAAACAGAAGCAAGATTTTCTGTGTTACAAGATAATAGATACCCAACGAAAGCTGCAAAGTATTGGCAGTGTGTAAGAGAACAATCTAGTTATCTAGATAATCTTATGCATCTATCATTTGAATACAGAAGAAATGAAGCAAAGATAAAATGGTTAGAAGGTAAAGTAGAAAAAGAAGAAGATGAGTATAAAGCTACTAAATATAAAATAGATTTAGATCAAGCTAGATTTGGTAAAGCATCTATGGAAAAAATTGCAAAACATAGAATGCGTGAAATTAAAATGTGGTCTAAGTTAAAGAAAGAATTTAACGACGGGTCTTTTAATGACAGGGATGTTAATCAACATCAATTAGAGTCTTATACAAAAATGTATTCAGATAAAGCAAAATCTTTAAATAATGCTACACCAGAATCAGAGGTGTTTAATATTGTAGGACAATTAAAATCTTTAGAAAGAATCAAAGCTAGTGGAGAACTAGAAAATAACATAGAGAAGAAAGAGCAAATTACCAATGATCTCGGAGCAAAAGAGAAATAGAAAATTATTTTTTTTAATTGCAATGCCAAGGTCTGGAAATACTTTGTTTGCATCTGTAATGAATCAAAATCCTGAGATAGCAGCAACAGCTAATTCCATAACATTAGAAATAATGAAAGATTTGTTTTTATTAAAAAGAACAGATGTATTTCAAAACTTTCCAGATCACAAATCATTAAATAATGTCATGGATGTTGTTTATGATTTTTACTACAAAGATTGGCCACAAAGAATAATTATAGATAGAGGCCCTGTGTTGACTGTAAGTAATTTTAATTTAATGCAACAACATTTTAAAGGCACTTTTAAATGTATTGTATTGCTTAGAGATTTAATGGATGTGTTAAGTAGTTATATGCAGTGGTACATAGAAAATCCTGACTCATTTATTAATAGATTTAATTTAAAAAATGATGAAGAAAAATTAAATAAATTAATGCGTAAAGATGGAGCTATAGCTAAAAATTTAGAGGCTATAAAAAATTCTTATAATTATCCTGGTTTATGTCACTATGTTAAATACGATGATTTAGTATCACAACCTGAAGAAGAGTTTAAAAAAATATATGCTTTTATAGGTGAGCCATATTACAATCATAATTTTAAAGATTTAAAACAAATTAATATAAATGGTATAGGGTATGACGATAAAATAGTAGGAGAAAATATGCATACAATTAGAAAAGATGTAAGTAAAAAATATAATCCTTATATAAATAAAATACCTAAAACAATTAAAGAAAAGTATGAACACATTAAATTTTGATTTTGTATTTTTAGGACAATCTATTTTAAAATATCAAGTGCCTCTTGATGTTTTTCATATTATTAATCATATATACGATGTTAATAAAAATAAATTATATAAAGCTAACGAACAATTAGTTGGCAAAATAGAAGATGAACACTCTTTGTTTTATCGTGGTGCAGACCAAACAAAAATGAAAAATCATAATAAATTACCAACAATAGTAACAAATTATTTTATAAAAATGTTTGAACATTATTTATCTTTTAACAAAATAAAAGATTATGAAATGCACCTTAACTCTATTTGGGTTAATGAAATGAAACAACACGAATATAACCCTGCTCATGTTCACAGGGGTATGTTATTTACTGGTCTATCAAGTGTTATGATTTTAAAATTACCATCAACGTATGGTAGAGAATATTCCGCATCAGATACACCGCAGAACGGTCAATTACAAATATTAGGTGCAGCTAATGGTCAATTTGCAAAAATAGATTATCAACCACCTATGAACCTTAGAGATTTTTATATTTTTCCATATGATATGAGACATGTGGTTTATCCTTTTAACAGCACTAATGAAATAAGAAGAACTTTAGCTGCAAATTGTGATGTTAAGTTTGATCCAATAAAAAATAGAGGTGCTGCATGATAACAGAACCACGGTGGAAATCCTATATTGTAGAAACTACAAGACCATTATTTTCACCTGAACAATGTCAGATGATAATTAATGCAGGTAGATCAGAACCTAAAACTAATGCATCAGTTGGATCTGATAAAGGTATAAAAGGTGGTGTGATAGACACTAAAACAAGAACTTCACACATAAGTTGGATACCATTTAAAAAAATGTCAGAGATGTATAAGGATATAGAAAAAATTATGAAAACTACAAACAGTAATCATTTTGGTTTTGATGGCATGCAAATAACAGAAATGGCACAATACACGGAGTATCCAGAGGGAGGTTTTTATGAATGGCATGTAGATAATGATGTAAACTTTCAACACGAGCCCCCAGTTAGAAAAATATCCATGACGTGTCTGTTATCACCAGAAAATGAATTTGAAGGTGGTGAGTTAGAACTGGTGAAAGAAGGACAAAAAGCATCTTTAAAACAAGGTCATGCAATATTCTTTGCTTCATTTATTAGACATAGGGTTGTGCCTGTTATAAGAGGTAATAGAAAATCTTTAGTAATGTGGTTTGGAGGCACACCATTTAAATGATAAAAGAACAATTTTTTCCAACAACCATATACGCAAAAGATCTTCATTTAGATAATGAATTATTTACAAGGGAGGTTATATCTTGGTCTCAAAAAGACAAAGGGGTTTTAAGAACAAATCTTAATGGTTGGCATAGCACAACTGATATGCATAAGATCCCTGTCTTTACACCTTTAGTGGATGAATTATTTAAAATGCAGTTTGAAATTTTTAATGAAGAGTGGTTAAATAACGAACCACTATTAGGTAATATGTGGGCAAATATAAATCCTCCGGGTGCATCTAATAGACCACATATACATCCAAACAGTCATTTTAGTGGTGTGTATTATATTAAAGCACCTAAAAATTCTGGTTCTTTAGTTTGTAATGAACCTAGATCAGGAGCACACATGGTCATGCCAACAAGAAAAGAAGGTCGTCCACCAAAACATTTATGGAGAGAAGTGCATTTAGAGCCGATAACTGGTAGAGTTATCATGTTTCCATCTTGGCTTTGGCACAATGTTGAAACAAATAAATCAGATGATATAAGAATATCTGTGAGTTTTAATTTTATACAGAAAGGTTTTAATGTTTAAATATCAAGTAATAAAAAAGGCAGTATCATACGAGTTAGCTAATTTTATATTTAATTATTTTTTGCTTAAAAGAGATGCCGTAGATTTTATGTATAAAAACAATATAATTTACGACACAGGAATGTATGGAACTTGGTCAGACCGACAAGTACCTAACACATATTCACATTACGCAGACATGGTAATGGAAACTTTAATGATGAAAGTTTTACCCAAAATGCAAAAAGAAACAGGATTACAATTAATACCTACCTATTCTTACGCTAGATTATACAAAAACGGTGATATATTAAAAAGACACAAAGATAGACCTTCTTGTGAGATATCTACTACCATTAACTTAGGTGGAGATCCATGGCCTATATTTATCGACGGCACGGGGTCTAATAACGTCATAGACGAGCATAAAAACATACATAAGCCCAATGCACCCGAAGGCACCAAAGTCTTGCTTGAAGTTGGAGATATGCTAGTATATAGTGGATGCAAATTAGAGCATTGGAGAGAACCTTTTGAAGGAAAAATTTGTGGACAAGTATTTCTTCATTATAACCATATAAATGGTCCTTTTGCTGATAAAAACAGGTTCGACAAAAGGCCAATGTTAGGTCTTCCATCTTTTGCGAAGGCGTAATATAATGAGGTTATATGCTACAAAAAATAGGTTTTCAGCCAGGTATAAATAAACAACTTTCAGCCACAGGAGCAGAGGGACAGTGGATAGACTGTGATAATGTTCGTTTTAGATATGGCATACCTGAAAAAATAGGTGGTTGGAAACAACTAGGAGATGACGCACTTACAGGTGCAGGACGTGGTCTTCATCATTTTGTAAATAGTAAAGCTAGAAAATATGCAATTATTGGAACAAACAGAATTTTATATGCATATTCGGGTGGCGTGTTTTATGACATACACCCCATTAAATCTACAACAACTCTCACAAGTGCATTTACCACGACCAACGGATCAACATCTGTTACAATAACTTTTAGTGGAGATCATGGTATATCTGCACAAGATATAATTTTATTAGATAGTTTTAGCTCTATTACTAATTCTAATTTTGCAGCGTCTGATTTTAATGATAAAAAATTTATGGTAACAACTGTACCATCTAGCACAACTTTAACTATTACAATGCCATCAGCAGAATCAGGATCTGGTGCAACAACATCAGGTGGTGTTAGAGTACAACATTACTATCCTGTAGGACCTGCTGTTCAGGCAAAAGGTTTTGGCTGGTCCCTTGGATCTTGGGGTGGTGAAGTAGCAGGAGAACCCATAACAACGTTATCTGGTGCTATTAACTCTTCAACTACAACTGGTATTATATTAGCAGATGTATCTCAGTTTCCAAGCACAGGAACAAATTTTATAAAAATAAATAACGAAGAAATATCTTACACTGGTATAAGCACTTCTAATGAACTAACTGGTGTTACAAGAGAAGTTAGGGGCACGACTGCTGCATCACATGGTGCAGGAGATACAGTTACCAGCACAACAAACTTTGTAGCATGGGGTGAGGCAGCATCTGGAGACTTAGTATTAGAACCTGGTATGTGGTCACTAGATAACTTTGGTGACAAAGCAATTTGTTTAATACACGATAGTGCTGTTTTCTCTTGGGATTCTGCTGCAACAAATGCAGAAACAACTAGAGCTACAATTATTACTGGTGCACCAACTGCATCAAGACATATGGTTGTATCTACACCAGATCGTCACTTAGTGTTTTATGGAACAGAAACAACTATTGGAACACCTACTACACAAGATGATATGTTTATTAGATTCTCTGACCAAGAGGATATAAATACATATACACCTACAGCAACTAATACAGCTGGCACACAAAGACTGGCTGATGGATCACAGATTAGAGGAGCTATCAGAGGTAGAGATGCAATATACGTTTGGACTGATACTGCATTGTTTACACAACGTTTTGTAGGTCAACCATTTACATTTGCGTTTGCACAGGTTGGAACTAACTGTGG